CTCTGCTGATCCACCTAAAGTTACTGCATAATATGTAGTGTTAGAATTACCAACGCCAGTACCAAAAGTCTCAAAGCCAGTAACTGCACCACCTAGAGTCAAGGCTCCAGTGCCAGTTGTAGTCGTTGTTTCTTTTACTCTGTCGTTTAGTACAAGTGCCATTACTTCAACTCTATTGTTAGATTCCCTGCATTAATTCTAAATATATCGCCACTAGCTATTGTCTTATTTGCATCTAAAGCTCCTACAAACAATATATTACCACTACTAGATGCGTCTGCAATTATAACATGTGTAATTGTATTACTTGTACCACCAGATGCAGGGAACTCAATGTTCGCTGCATTAATTGCAGTTTGTGTATCTGTTGAATCTGCACCTATGGTTGTCCAGTTTGATGCTGTGACTTGTTGTCTTGCATAGTTTGTAAATGTTGCTTCTGTAACTGATCCAGTTTCAGCCGCACTTACTGCCGTTGCAAGTCCTACATAAATACTGTCACCCGGTGATGAAAAGCTAAGAGAATTATTCTTAAACAAGAAATGTAATATTCTTCTCTCTAGATAATTGGTTGCTGCATTTGCTGTTGCCATTTTTTACTCCTATGTTCTCTGCGCTCTTGGTAGACCTTCAGAATAAGCATCAGTATTCTCTCTAGCTTCTCCATAATCTTTAAGTCTTGTTAATTGATCCATAAATCTTTTTTCATATTGTTGTATAAGATCAGGCTCACCTTTCATAAATAAATACGCATCTACCAACGAGCCAAACAATAATGCAAATGGAGCATTAGTGCTTAACCATGTTTCACCAGTATCTCCACTAGCAGTCAAACTTGTTGGTCTATAATAGTAGTGTAATTCTACTGTATAATTTGAGTCTGGGGTAGGGGCAACAATAAAGTTATTTCTATCAAACTGCGCATAAAATCTTGGTGTTGCTGTAGATGAGGATGCATCATAGGCTTCCTGTAAAAAGTTTACATCTTTCTGTAAAAGAAAGTCCTCACTACTAGATGTTGTTATCTGTAATGAAAATGATGCTAGATAGTCTGTGGGTAATGATAAAAACTTATCGTTTGTTGTAAACGCTGTAGTAACATTCTTTCTGAATATTTCTAGGTCTACGCTCTTAAATATTCTTTCTTCTGCTGCTTTTATGAAGTCAGGTAAATGAGTTACAAATGATGTTTCTGCATTGTCAGTGTAATCTTGTATTGCAGTTTTTAATTGCGCTAATGTAAAGCTCATTTAAGCCTCCAATGTAACTGGTCCAACAGTGACAAACACACCACCACCAGTTATAGATCCTGTTGTAGACGAGGCAGAAACAGTTATAGTATAAGCATCATCTGTTGTTTTAGTTATAACATATCCTGTAGCCAATTCAAAGTTAGCTGATGTAATTCCATCAAATCCTACACAGTTTCTAAACCTAACCCTGTCTGATGTAGACCTGCCATGACTCTTCTCTACAACTGTAACAACTGTACTTCCACTATCTGCTGCGGCAGTTGTAAATGGATCAACAAGTAATAATCTCTCTGTAGCAGGTTCTGATCTGTCAGGTCTTGCATCTAACAAACTCTGTGTATCATCAACTTTAAGCCTACCTAAAAAGTTTTGTGGATGATCTTTGTCCATAACATCATAACCTACTCTTAGGCCTGTTCTAACACCATTCTCTATCTCAAAAACAAGATCTCTTATCTTATATCTAAACCCAGTTCTGTCACAAATGCCATAAGCATATTTACCACTACTATATGCCATTACTTTTCATCCTTGCTTTTATAGAAATAATCATCACTGTCACCATATCTCGCTAGATAATCTTCACTTTCTACTTCGTATTCTACTGTACTAACTTTAAAGTCAGGCATCAAGGGCTTGTCTGGTGTTAAACTGTTATCATATATCCTCATTCTATTATTAGGATATAAACCAAATTGACCATTCTCAAGCTCTATAAGGTTATGAGACTTATGTTCTGCAGGTGTTTCTGCTGTACTGTAATCAATAGTATTAATATCTGAATGATAATTATCTATTGTAGCTACATACTTACCCTTAAGTGTGCCTGCATTTCTAGTCATTACTTCAAATGTCATAGACGATATAAACTGCTTGTGTATTGCCACTACACCATAATCCATACAATTCCAAAACTGCAAATTGGGTAAACTTAAATCTGTCTTTGGTGTTTGATCTGCCCATGTAAATGCACTTATTGGTAGCTTGTCAAACATGGCCCCATACTCGGGCAAGTAAGTCTCAAAATAAAAAGCTCTACCCGGCATAGATTTACAAGATATCCATACACCTTTAACAAACTCTCCATGACCATCTTCATGGTCTCTCAAGAACTCTTTTCGTACCCATACATGAATTGCAGGAAGATTGCAGATCAGTTGCGACAATTAGTAGCCTCTATTAAAATTCATACCTCTAGTAGCCGCACCACCGCCACGCATCTTAACAACCCCGCCTTTCTTCATATAACCCATCTTATTACGGACAGGTTGGGGTAATTTACCTAACCCTTTATTGCCTTCTGGTACAGGCTTCAATCCACCAGCTGCTCTTTTAACCATTTTCCCTCCAGTATTAAAGTTTCCTGCTACGCCAATTTTTCTTTCTTTTTCTTTTGTTGTTGATCCAAAGTTCTTAGGTGACATAAAGTTCTTAGCCTTAAGACCTCTCTTCTCTAAATTTTTTCTAGTAAAATCTGCATCATAAGATGAAGAGCCTTTTATATTACTTCTACTTTTTTTCTTTACTGGCTTTGCCTTAAGAGGACCCCTTGACGGACCTTGCTTTGCACTAGGCTTTAGATTTATATTATCAGTTCCACCTAAACCAAAATCTTTTTTCTTTTTGTTTTTATTTTTATCTTTCTCTTTTGATTTACCTCCAGAAAGCAAAGAGGCAGTCGTTCCTAAAGTAGCAGCACCTGCAACTATGGGAACTTTATTTTTTCTAACAAAATTTTTAACCCTTGTAGATGTTTTAGGCTTTGGTCCAATCGGTCTTTTGTAAACTTTTGGAAACGGACCCTGCTTTGGCTTTGTTACTGTTGCTGGAGTAACCTTTGTTTTTTTATTACTTTTAGTTGTTTTGGTTGTTTTTGTTGTATTACTAGGTTTAGTTTTAGATGTTTTAGATAACTTAGTAGTATTAGCAGATGTTTTAGGAGCTTTTGCAGCCTTAGAACTGTCAAATAACTTCTTTAATCTTGATGTTCCCTTACCAGCTAAACTCAAAGCTCTACCAAAAGGCAAGAATGTTAAAGGAGATAAAACTGTAGAATATGTATCTGATCTTTTTTGTTTTAATTCTTCAACAGATATTCCTTGTTTTTTAGCATCAGATTTTAATTTATTTGCACGATCTTTAATTATCTTTGCTCTTTGTTCCCTAAGTGTAGGCATTATTAAGCTCCATAAAATGTGTTGTAAGGTACAAATCTAGCAGAAGAACTATCTGAGTCCTCGCCTGCTGCTAGTTCAAACTGAAATTCATATTCTTGTTTGAGTGGGGCAACTCTATTTGCAACCTCCGGTCTCTTCATAGCTATGTAATAAGCTAAACCAGAAACTAAACAAGGAGCAAATCTAGGTGGTATAAAAGATGTTGTTGTTCCGTCTATTCCAGAACTTATGCCATCTATACCTACAACTCTAAAAAAAGATAAAGTATATGTGTCTGCGCTATCAGGTACAGGCCATAATGTTGCTGTTACAGATGCAGCTAGTCTTTGTATAAAGATCTGAGTAGGCTTACCTGTTGTATTCTTTGCAGATTGTTGTGCATATGTAGAAACACTTACTCTAGTTAGATTTGTGTCTGTTTGACTTGTACCAGTTCCTGTTCTTATTTGATGCTCTATAAGATCAACCGTATCTGCTGGTAATGTATATGTTGCTGTTCCAGATGTTAAAACCTGTGTACCAGCGGCAATAGTCCAAAGGTTTAGTCCTCTGTTCTGCCATTCCATAGTTAATAAATTAAAACTACGCCTTGCATTTCTTAAATCATTACCAGTTCTTAATTCTAAACCTGCTCTTTGATAAGCCTCTTCAAACAAATCTGGTATATCTGGGACTACTACTGCCATTTATGTGACCTTTCTATAAGCTCTCGTCTTTCTTGCAACCTTCTTGGGTTGTTTAGCCACTTGTTTACCTGCTCTAGTTGCTTTGCGCTTAGCAGCCGTAGAGGAGGCGTATTCAGAGGGCGATAGAGCTTTAATTGCTTTCGCAGGTAAGTAACGCTCGCCAGTTGCTTTTGGCCCCTGTGTACTAGGCTTACCACTTTTTGTTCGCCATTTCTGTTTACCCCAAGCCTTTAAGCTCCTTTGTGATTTTTTTAATCCGCCCATGATACCTCTAAAAGTTAATTTTAACTTCTACTTCTTATTCATCCAAGCTGTCGTACCCATGTATGCACCCACGATGCCTGCGCCTGAAATGTAGAAAAGTGAAGAAATTTCAGCTAATGCATTAATTCTTTCAATACTAATAAACGGCATAAACATCATAAGAGTAAACAATCCCATCGCTATTAAAGTATACCTTGCCATTCTTAGTTGAGCAAGGTTTTTACGAAGAGCTGTTTCTGTCTCTTTAATTTCTTTCATATTAGAAAGCTCTGCATCAGATACAATGCCATCACCATCTAAATCATATTCATTATACTTACTAGATGACTGTAACTTCTTTTGATCCATAATCTTTTTAATCTTTTTCTTTTCCATCACTTATTCTTTACTGCACTATTGAGAGAACTTATTACGTCATCTATATTTGGCTCTTTTCCCCAAGGGTTATATACACATTTATATTGTTTAGGACACCAGCTCTCAATCATCATCTCATATGTTTTATTATTACCTATATAAATACAAGCCATCATACCAGTTCTTGATTTTATTCTTTTCTTTAATCTACAAGTTGTATATTTTTTTTTTTGATTTTACCTTGATGTATTTTTTGTTGCTTAGTGTAATCTTTTGGCTTGTAGGTGTATCCATCAGCCTTTGCTCTATCAGACCATACAGACGCAAGTAACAAAGCAAGTCCTCCCATAATTAATGCAACCACTAACCAAGTAAGAGCTTCACCTATTTGTCTTCTCATTTGTTGTTGTTTGTATACAGTTTCTTGTCTTTGTTTTCTTATCTGACCTTCCATTGCAAGAAGCTCTTCATAAGCTCCCGGCCCATGTGTCATATTTAAAAATGTCTTGAGTTCATACCTTTGCTCCTCAAGTTTCTTCTTGGCTGCAAAAGCAGAGAGAGCTGCTTCCTCAATAGATCCAGCTTTAAACAATTTACCAAACAGGGGAGGATTTTTGGCTTGCTTTTCCGCATTATCAACATCTGAAACAGCCCCCATCCATCTGCCTATGTCGCCAGACATCTGCTCGATATCACGACCCGCTTGAAATCCTGCTTTTATTGCGCTAAATGCTTTTGACGCTACGCCTACGGCAACGGATATAGTAACTGGGTCCATGATGTATCATTCCTTATTTGTAGCCACCACCTGCTTTTTTGTAGGCTTTAGCCATCATTTGTGCTTTTCTAGCAGACCATTGACCGGGTCTACCACCCTTGCCACCTGCCTTGATTCTATTAAATATTTGTTTTCTCATTCCGGGTTTTGTGTAATTGCCCGCTTCGTTAACCTTACTTTTAGTCTTACCGCCCTCTTTCATCTTAATAGCGCTTAGTGTCTTTGCCTGACCTGCATGAGTCTTTGATGCTTTCTTTAAACCGCTAATAACTTTTTTTAACTTAGCCTTTACTGGTCCACCTGCTTTCATACCAGAGCCATCATCTATGTTCTTGGCTTTACGAAGTATGGCTAAGTCACCAGCATCAGTACCTGATGACATAAAACCGCCACTCTTTAGTCTTGTAACTTTCATTAAGATCTCCTATTAACCTTCTTTGCTTTACTTGTTCTTGCAAACGATCTGTTAACTGACTTAGGCTTTACAGCTAGGTTCTTTCTTTTGTTATCTTTGGGATTGCCATTCCTATGAGAAACATCTTTGCCATCACCTTTAGTTACTCTGCCTGCAGTTTTCATCTTAGATCGAGCAGTATTTCTACTGGCTCTATTCTTTTTTTGATCTGGCTTCTTATGATACTTATCATACTCACCACGATAATTACGACTTGGCATGCTCTTCTACCCATTCATATCCATACTTACTTTCCCACTGAACATCTTCTGATATAACAGCTTGGCAAGTAACACACTTGACTTGGTTTTCTTTTGTATCTTTTAGAGCTGTCTTACATATAGGGCAAACTTTATCCATCATACGGCTCTTGTTTTACCCTTCTTTGCACAACCATCTATTGAACGCTTTCTTTTTACTGGACCGCCAGCCATCATAGCTTTCATAGGTGTCATTCTATTTGATGTACCTTTTCTATTAGCCATTATCTGTTGCTGTGCCTGAGCTTCACGCTGCTCTTTAGTAAGAGGACCCGCCATAGGCTTTGGGTTTGTCATCCCTAGCATTTTAGCAGTAAGACCCTTACCCTTCATAATACTGTAAGCAGGAGAAAATGTTTCCAACATCTTTCCTATGCTCTTCTTTTGAACAGGTTTCTTTTTCATCCTATTTCATCCTTTTCATAGAGCCACCATAGCTTTTCTTAACAGCTACGTTTCTTTTCTTGTCACCTCTTTTTACATTACCAGCGCCTGCTGATGGGGCAACTCTCTTAGGAACTACAGGACCTTTCTTTCTTGTTTTACCTTGTTGAAAATTCATGTAATCACGAAGACTTAATCCTGATTTCTTTAACTGCTCTTTAGTTACAACAGGACCTTTTTTAGGCTTGGCTTTTCTTACAATTCTAGGATCAACAGTTGCGCCTGCTTTTTTACCCATAAATTTTGTAGACTCTTTTTGAGATTTAAGTGTTTTTTCTTTTTTAGCCTTTTTAGCATCAGCTAGTTTCCTGATAGGGCTTTTCTTATTGTCAGGAACTTTTTTCTTAGAACCAGTAAAAAAACTCTTAACTCCAGCAACTAAGTCGTCACCTATTTTCTTTTTCTTCTTTGGTCTTGGTTTTGGTAATGCCATTTTACTTCCCTTCATTTGTTGTCTCATTGTAGCTCTACTAATCAACACTTCCACCTTCGTCTAGCTTGTCTTAATCTACTATTAGGATTTTTTGCAGCTTTAGGAAACTTCTTCATTTGCCCTGCTGATCTTGCACAATAAGACTTACGTCTTTTAGCTGATTTACTACCGGGCTTAACTTTACCTGTTACGGCTGTTTTTAGTTTAGATCCGGGATTATCTCTGCGATATTTAGCCACACCTTTTTTAGTCATGCCTGCCCCTGACTTAGTAGGGCGTTTATGACCTCCACCTATGGAGTGACCTTTCATTGTGCCTTTTGTAGCCATGACTATATCTAAGCGTAGAATACAGTTATGTTATCAGCTACATCTACTGTGTATTTAACACAAGCCCCACTAGCAAACAAAACACCTTCGGATGGTATTGAGAAATCTTTAGTTGTATTTGCTGTTCCTAGAGTTCTTGATTTAAATAAAGTAGTTCCACTTTCTGGTGCGCCATTAATAAACTCTACATCACCTGCTGTGCCGCCTGATACTATAG